AATGACAACAAAAAAGAAACCAAGTAAAGGGGTTGGTAGACCTAAGTTTGTAGTTACAAAAGATATGTGTGTTAAGGCTGAAAGGTATGCCTCACAAGGATTAACGCAAGAACAGATAGCTTTAGCTCTAGGAATAGGTCAGTCTACTTTGTATGATAAACAGAATGAATTTGTAGAGTTTGGGGAGGCTATAAAAAGAGGAAAGGGAAAAGGTATCCAAGCAGTCACTAATGTTTTGTACAATAAAGCTCTAGAGGGCGATAATACTGCAATGATCTTTTACCTCAAGAACAGGGCTGGATGGCAAGATAAGATTGAGAAGGAAACAATTGTTGAACAAAGACAAATAATTGATTTAACTAGGATAAATGATGACGAACTTACTAAACTTAAACAAGTCCTTACCAGAGCTATTACACCAAGTGGAAATAGAGGAGATGAAGAGGTCATTGAAGGTTTTCACAAAACAATCTTGGCAAGCGATTGAACCCGGTAGAGACTTCTATGACAATTGGCATTTAGATGCAATCTCTGAACATCTACAAGCAGTAGTTGAAGGCGATATAAAAAGGCTTATTATAAACATACCACCAAGACACATGAAATCTATTAGTGTGGCTGTAGCATTACCAGCTTGGACTTGGACAATACAACCAGAGAAAAGGTTTCTGTTTGCAAGTTATGCAGGATCATTATCTATAAGGGATAGTGTAAAGTGTAGAAGATTAATTGACAGTCAATGGTATAAAAGATATTTTGGAGATACATTTTCATTAACCTCTGATCAAAATCAAAAGCAAAGATTTGAGAATGACAAGACAGGTCAGAGGATTGCAACGTCAGTAGATGGAGCATTAACTGGTGAAGGTGGTGACATAATTGTTATTGATGATCCACATAACGTAAGAGAAGCTGAATCATCTAAGGTTCGTGAAGGTGTTCTTGAGTGGTGGGATCAAGCAATGCAAACTAGATTGAATGACCCAAAGACTGGTGCATTTATAATAATTATGCAGAGAGTGCATGAGAACGACCTAACAGGTCATATATTAAGGAATGAATACAATGCTTGGGATCATCTATGTTTACCTGCAAGATATGAAATCGGACATCCAACACCAACGAGAACTTCTCTTGGCTTTAGCGATCCTAGAACGAAAGAAGGAGAGTTGTTGTGGGAGAAGAGGATTGATGATAAAACTCTTGCGAATTTGGAAAAGAGTTTGGGTTCATACGCAAGTGCAGGTCAATTGCAACAGAGACCAATGCCCAAAGGTGGTGGAATATTAAAAGCTGAGTGGTGGGTTCCCTGGGAAAGCGATGAACTTCCAGAGATAGAATACTTAGTGCAAAGTTATGATACTGCATTTTCCACAAAGGAAACTAGTAGTTATAGTGCTAGGACAACGTGGGGAATATTTAGACAGAATGGTCAAGTGAACGCCATAGTAGTTGAGATGTGGTACGATAGAGTAACGTATCCTGAATTAAGAAAGTTAGCACAAGAGGCTTATGATGAATGGCAACCAGATACAGTTCTTATAGAGAAGAAGGCAAGTGGACAATCTTTACTACAAGATTTAAGAATGGGTGGGATACCAGTATTAGCTTATTCACCAGATAGAGATAAAGTAGCTAGAGCACATAGTAGTTCTGCACTATTAGAAGATGGTAGGATTTTTTATCCAAAGGGAAAGAAATGGGCAAAAAACTTAATTGATATATGTTCTGCCTTTCCAACTGGCGATAATGATGATATAGTTGACACTTGTACTCAAGCGTGGCTAAGATTGAGAAAAGGTTGGTTTATTACACACTCTACTGATTATGATGAAGATGACGATATTCCAGAAAGAAGGATGACAATATATGGCTAGAGAACCAAAGGTAATTCCATTCGCAGATGCAATGCCATCAGATGACTTCCAAGTTGAGGTTTTGAATGATGATGAAGTGTTAGTGGGTGATCCTGATCTTGATGTTGTTGAAGATGAGAAAGATACTACGTTTGACGAAAACCTAGCAGAAGAAATAGATGCCAAAGAATTAACAAGAATTGCTACTGAATTAGTTTCTAACTATGAAGCAGATAAAGAAGCTAGATCAGAATGGGAAAGTAGATATAAGCAAGGCTTAGAAACTCTTGATCCCAATGGTGGAATGGAAGAAGAAGAAAACCAAAGGGCAACTAAAGGTTTAAGTACAGTAGTTCATCCTATGATTGCAGAAGCAGCAACTCAATTTAACGCAAAAGCTATTGTAGAACTTTATCCATCTGGAGGTCCAGTCAAGACTGTTATAGTTGGTGAGCCAAGCGAAGAGATGGAAGAGCAAGCCAAAAGAGTTAAAGATTATATGAATTATCAGATAACTCAACAAATGCCAGAATACTTCCCAGACCTTGACCAAATGTTATTTCAATTACCATTAGTGGGTCATACGTTTAAAAAAATATGGTGGGATGCAAATCTAGATAGACAATGTTCACAGTTTGTTAAAGCTGAAGATTTTGTGGTGTCACCAGATAGTAAAGATTTATATACATCAACTAGATACACTCATGTAATTAGGATGCCTCGTAACGATTTTAATAAATACGTTAAGGCAGGATATTACTTAACAAGCAAATACATGGCAGATGACCTTGATCCAAGTGGAGATATTGGAAGTGATATAGAGGGCGTAGACCCTTATAATACTGAATCAAGTGATGAAGTTATGACATTATTAGAAGTGCATTGTTACCAAACATTTGATGGCATTGATGGTGCTGACGATGATGACGATGAAAACATTGTAGCTTCACCTTATGTGGTTACAATTGATTATGATTCAGACACAGTTGTAAGCATAAGAAGAAACTGGGAAGAAGAAGATGAGAAGAGAAAAAGGCGAGATTGGTTTGTAAGTTATAAGTTCTTGCCGGGTACTGGTTTCTATGGCTTTGGTCTTTACCATATGATAGGTGGATTAGGCAAAGCAGCGACTGGATCATTAAGAGCATTATTGGATAGTGCAGCCTTTGCTAATATGCAAGGTGGCTTTAAGTTAAAAGGTAGGGTGACTGGTGGCGAATTACAAATAAGTCCGGGTGAGTTTGCTGACTTAGATGCTACAGTAGATGACGTAAACAAAGCAATTATGCCACTACCATTTAAAGAACCATCACAAACATTGTTTAACTTAATGACTGCCATAACAGATGCAGGTAGAAGATTTGCTAGTACAACAGATTTAAATGTTGGTGATGTAAATCCTAATGCTCCAGTTGGTAGTACTGTTGCTTTAATAGAGCAAGGTAGTAAATCATTTAGTGCAATACATAAGAGGCTTCATTATTCTCAAGGTCAAGAGTTTAAGCTATTATCAAAATTAAATGCAGAATATTTACCAGAATCATTTAAGTTCTCAATGTCTGGAATTGATCAAGTCATATATGCAAAAGACTTTGACGATAGAATTGACATTATACCTGTAAGTGATCCTAACATATTTAGTACAGCACAACGAATTGCACAAGCACAAGCTGTATTACAAATGGCACAATCTGCTCCTCAATTGCATGATCAATATCAAGCGTACAAAAGAATGTATGAGGCAATAAGAATAAGTAACATTGACGAGATACTAAAGAAGCCAGAAGAAGCATCTAAACTTGATCCTATTAGTGAGAACATGAGTTTAATGTATGGCAAACCTATTAGAGCATTTCCAGAACAAGATCACGATAGCCATATTGCAGTTCACATGCAGTTTATATCTGATCCATCATTAGCTGGTAATCCGGGTGCAAGGTCAATGCAACCATTATTAATTGCACACATAGCAGAACATATTGCGTTGTTATATAGACAGAGGATGCAAGCAAGTATCAATATGTCATTGCCAAATATGCCAGATGTTCGTGATCCTAAGTTTAAGTTTGAGGATATTGATCCAGAGTTGGATATGGTAATAAGTCAGAGAGCTGCAGAAGTTGTTGCACAGTCACCACAGATGGAAGCTATTAAGCCATTAGTTGCATTGTCACAACAACAAGGTCAACAACAGCAGAACCCATTACAATATGCACAACAATTAGCACAACTAGAAGCTGAAGCGTTAAAAGCTAGAACACAAGTGCAGATACAAGCTGACCAAGCCAAAGCACAACAAAATCTACAAATCAAACAAGCAGAAGCACAACAAGATTTACAAATAGACCAAGCCAAGTTACAAGCAGATTTACAAGCAAAGGTTCAGAAGCTACAATTAGAATTACAAATGGAACGTGAAAAGAACGACTTAAAGATACAACAGGAGATTATGAAAAATGCCAATAGTAATAACACCAACAGGACAATTCGTTGATTCAGCAACAGGTAACCCAGTAGACTTACCACCACAAAGACCAGATTTGCCAAGACAAACAATTGGTCAAGCCGCTATGCCAGACATGTTACAAGCCGCTATGCCAGACATGTTACCTGAAGCAATTGGCAGAGACCTGAGAACTGTAGGAGGTGCAAGAGCTAGAGAAAACATCCCTGCTAACATGGATATGGGTATGGATAGCGAAATGCCAGTGCCTATGACAGTCGTAGATCAAGTCAATGCTTTAATGCAAATGGGTTTAACAGAAGACGAAGCTCTTGCAGCAATTGCAATAGAACGATCTGCTGGACAAATTCAACCTCAAGATTTTGGACAAGCTGGTCAAGAGCAACAAATGCAACAAATGTCTAACTCAGGAATGGGTGCATTAGGTGGAGTTGGTGCAATGATGCCTCCTCCAACACCAAGAGGATCAACAAACATGGGTATGCCAGAAGATGCAGTTATGGAACAAAGAATTAATCAAGTTGATACAAGAGGTCTATCACCTCAACAAATAAATATGCTTAGAATGGGTAGAGACCCTTTTGCTGAAGGTATGGTTAGGTAGTTATGGCAGAACCAAGTAATATAGGTGCATTAGGTGGGTTAGGTGGTTTAACTACAACTTCTAAATCTGATATGAATACGATATCTCAAGGATTGCAAAGCAAAAACAATGCAATTGCAAATGTGTTTGGTTATGATATTACCCCAACTAATGTTATGACTACAGCTTTAGGTTATGCAGTTCCAGCTTTAAGTGCACCTATGACAGCATTTGGATTAGCAAAAAACTATGACACTAATCGTGTTGCCAATAATGCTTTAGGTAGAAATACTAATATAAGAAATAATTTAAGTGGTAAAGCGTTAGCTGATATAAGAGGCTATTTAGATGTAGATAAAAATGGCATAGTAAGTGAAGTTGAAGCAAATACTGGATTTGGGTATGATTATGGTAATGTTAATGATGTAGTGTCAGGCTTTTCGCCATTTGGTCCGGGAACAAATGTTACCACAAGAGGAGATGTTGATCAATTTGGTTTTAGTACAAACCCAAATACATATTCATCTAGAGAAGCAGCAAATATAGGGTTAGACACTCAAACAGGAATAGGTAGAGGTGTTGATACTGTAGGTTTAGGTGTAGGTAGTAAAGCTGGCTATAAAGGAAGTGTAGGAAATATGTTTGGGTTTGGTAAAGCAGAGGGTGTAAATACAGATGACCCCAACAGTACAGGTGCATCAACAGGGATAGGTGGCTCTGCAGCTGGGGTATCTGGAATGGGTGGCACAACAAGTTCTTCAGCAAACACAGGTTACGCAGATGATGCTCAAGCTTCTGGTGGTGGTGGAGGTGGAACATATATATGTACTGCTCTTTATGAAATGGGTGATATGAAAAAATCTATATATAAATATGATCAGATATATGGCAAGCAAGTTGATCCAGCTACTTATCGTGGTTATGAGCTATGGGGAAAATATGTAGCTACAAAGTTAAGAAAAAAAGGAATTGTTTATAAGGTTGCAAAACCTATAGCATTAACATGGGCAAATCAAATGGCTTATGATCTATCTAAAGGCAAGATAGGAAAGAACAGTACACTTATTAAAATAACTAAGACGATTGGCGAAGGAGCTTGCTATGTTCTTGGTCAAATATTTAAAAGGAGACAATTATGGCTGAAATCACAATAGGCAATATGAAAGATAATGCAGCACTATTCATGGAGAAAATGGGATTTGCACATGACTCAGAAGGTTTAGAAATGACTGATGAGCAAGTGGTAAACTTCTTATTACTATGTCATCAAGAAATGGTTATGCCAGAGGAAGAAGAAGAAATGGAAGAAATGCAAGAAAATGTTAAGGTCATTAAAGTTGATGGTGGTGACATGCGAGGTGTCATGGATGAAATACTTGGTCATGGCTCACCTAAAATAGGATATTAATCATGATGAATCCTCCAGAAAGCATAGGTGCTTTATCAAATATACCTAAAGATGTTCAAACACCACAAGCTATGCCACTTGGTGATATGCCAGAGGGAAGTGTTGAACAAGCTGGAGATGTTGTTCCTATGTTCCAAGACCCATTTATTTACTTACAAGCCATGCTACAACAAGGAACATCACCTTTAGATACAATAGATCCTTTAAGGGAAACTTATGGGTATAGCAATATGGAAGCACATGAAGTCTTAAATAATTTTTTTCAGAGGTAAGTATGCCATATAGTAAATATTCTCCAAAGCAAAAGAAACTGGCAGCATTAGCTGGTGATAAGAAAAAAATTACTGGTGCTGATTTAAAGAAACTTGGAAAAAAGAAAAAGAAGAAGAAAGGAAAAGCATAATGGCACCAAAGAAAAAAGGACTCTATGCCAATATTGCAGCAAAGAAAAAACGTATAAAAGCAGGTAGTGGTGAGACTATGCGAAAGGTAGGTAGTGAAGGTTCTCCTAAAAAAGGAATATTCAAAGCTATTGAAAAATCAGAAAAGAAAAAGAAAAAGAATAAAAAAGGAAAAAAATAATGGCAAAAGGTGTAAAACATTACTTTAAGAATGGCAAAGAACACAAAGGTGCAACACATAAAGATGCTAAAGGCAAAGTTATGTCTGGTAAAACTCACACAGCATCTAGTAAGTTTTTAGTTCATAAAAAAGATTTATCAGCAACAGCAAAGAAAATTGCTAATGCTTAATAGGAGAAAAACAAATGGCAATACAGGTTAAAGTTGTAGAAGAAAAAAAAGAAGAAGAAAAGAAAGAAGAATCTACTGAAGAAAAAAAAGAAGAAAATAAATAATGGCAACCTTTAAAGGCAAAAGTGTTACATTAAATAAACCTAGATACATTGCTAAAGGTGAAACAAGCCATGGCAAAAAGAAATCTGTGGTTTATGTTAAAGATGGTGATAGGGTTAAAAGAGTTACATTTGGTGATCCT